CTATGTTTACAGAAGTGTCCACATTATTCATATTATCCATTAAAAATCCCCCTTATTTTGGAATCCCTATACGGGTTGTTCCATATTATATATTTATTGGCTGAATAAACACTGTTAAATTACCACCATCAGTAACTTCAGTAGCAACAACTTTTATCATATCTGGAACTGGATGTAATATCCCAATACAACTAGCTGTTATATTATCTATTTTTAAATCATTTCCAGACGTATCTTTCAAGTCAAAATATGTGCTATCATCATGACTAAGTCTTCCTTGTAATTTTATGTTCCACTTGCCACCTGAGCCGCCAACTATACATGTCACATATACTGCATTAAACATTGATGTATTTACAACACCTGAAGTAGTTGTAGTTGTAACTTTGTCCAAAACCTTTTTAACATCACCTTTTACTTTAAACACTTTGCGTTACACCTCCCTGCTGTTGCGTAACAGCTTGTATAATCATTTGAAGCATTTGCGGGTCTGTTAATATCAATTGAATTACTTGCGCAATCTGTTCATCTGTTATATTTTCTACTGATTGATTTTTATTAGCTTCTTTAGACATTATTTGACTTCCAACTTTACCTGCTTCTTTAAGCATTGCTATTTCTTTTTGCATATCAAGTTTTGCTTGTTCTTTTTCAGCTTCAATTTGCATCTGCATTAACATTTGTTGTTCAGCTTTTTGAGCGTCTTGTTGTGCAGATTGCGCTCTTCGATTATTTATATCTCTAAAATGATTTAATATTTTTTTCTTATCTGCTATTGATGTGTAAGTCAATACAGTTTCTCTGTCTACCATTGGTAAACCATCTTCAGCAGGTGTTTGAGCAAGTCTTATAATCAAATCAAGCATAGCATTTTTGTTTTGTGGCATTGTACTTCCACCAACTATTGCAAAGTCTATATCTGCACTTAAATCTGCCTGAGTTATAGTTGTAAACTGATAATTGCCTTCTTCATCTTCAAATCTTACCCATCTATCAGTAACCCAGAACTGTCTCATTCTTGAAAACCATATTTGTCCTATCTCACTAAGGCTATATTCCATCGCTCTAACTTTAAGCCTTATTCTTGCTTGAGCAGCTTCTTGCAACGCTAATATAGCGCTAGCAGCAGATATTGAGCCGGGTTTTTCACCCCTAGTAACATCATGTATACCTGATATAACCTCTATATCACGCTTCAATGTTGATACTATTTCTGCAACATAATTAGGCATTGGAGGTGGTACTAAACGTTTAACTTCTGTCCCGGGATTTTTTCTGATTATAAGTCCCGGTCTATTTGTTAATTGACCTCTACCTATACCTGAATTTTTATCTATAACCCAAGGCATATTTGCTGTAAGTTTTGCGTTGTCGATTATCTGATTCATCAATTCGTTTATATATTGTTGTGGAGAAAGTAATTGTTCTATCTCTCCTTTACCCCAAAATTCAAACGGTATATCATAACACTTTATAAGTTTAAATGGGAATTGACCATCATCATATGGTGATTTTTTATCTTCCAATATCACATTCAATTCAGGGCAACATGTGATAATTCTGCCTTTAGGATATTTTCTTTTTTTAACTTTCTTTTTCTCACCATCTATTTCTTCTTCTGTTTCAATGGTGGTGTAATCTCTCAACCAACATTCTAAAACTAGAACTTGATTCCTAACGTTTGAAGTATCAATTCCAGACGACACAAGTTCAGAATAGTTTATTGTGCCACCACTTAATAAATTAGATTTGTCTGGATATTTTACTTTTAAATCATTAACATGCTTGTATGTAGCATATATTATATATTCAGCATCTTCAACACATGTTGCCATTGGGTCTGGATAAAAGTTAAACGGATTGATTAAAGTTGGTTTAACATTTCCTATACCATTTTCATCGCTACCATCCCAAAAGATACCTATAATTGCTGTACCAATCTGTAACGCTATTGTTATTGCTTGCGGTAGCAAGCGACCCATTTTAGCTCTAACCCATTCATAATCAAATGCGTTTTGAAGCTTATCTATATTGTCTGCGCCTTGTGGTGTCTTTGGCAATATCAAAATCTTTGGGTCATTATCAGTCATTATAGGTTTGATTGTTTCTATTGTTGAGAATATAAAGTTTGATATTTCATCTGATTTATAATCAGGCAAATTCATCTGTTTAAAATAATCTGAATTATATGCAGACAAGCATTTATTCCACATTTCAACTTTGGAGGATTTCGCTTGTTTTGCAATCTCAAACTTATAAAACATCTCTTGACAAAGTTTAAGTTCTTCTTCTGAAGGTTGTTCTTTGTTTATTTCTTCTTTGCTTTTGTTTTTCTTATCAAAACCTAACACAAACTCACCCCCCCTAAATTGCGTATTCTTCGTTTTCATTTGATTCTGCATATTCTTCATATACTTCTTTGCTATCTTCAAGTGGACTTAGTATTTTTTGTTCATCTTTTGGTATTTCAGGTGTGTAATCTTCACCCCTACCTTCTAACAACAATTGTAAAGCTATTGCTGTAGCCATTACAGTATCATCATGCGCACCTGCTTGTGCATTTGTCGAACCATCTTCTTCGATTATGTATGTAAAACATTCAGAAATAAGCATGTCCCACTTGATTCCAAGCCACATTTCACGTATATATTCTGCAAGCGCATTAATCATAATTGGCTTTGTTCTTCTATTTGTGTTCCAACCAATTTTTTTAGTTATTTTTTCATCAATCTTATCATAAGATTTCTGATAATATATATTCCAATATTCCTTTCTAAGCACTGATTTAATCGTTGTAAGACCATGATTGTTTGATTCTATACCAAGATATGCTTCGTTATAAAACATTCCCAACTTAACCAATTCATCACCAAACAAATCAGGATCTATGTGACCATACCAAGATGCAACTAAATCAAAATCTTCATCTAAAACAACTGCGCATGAATAGTCACCTGTAGCTAAACCCTCTGAAACGTCAGCACCTACAACATAAAACTTATTTAGCTGTGGCATTTTCCATATATTTATGTAACCACTTGAATCTTCTATAAATTTTAACTGTTTGTCTTTTATTTCAAGATAACCTTTCATTATTGGTTTTTCTTGTTTTTCTCTGTATTTTTTAAGCGATTGTTGATTAAACTTTGGTCTACCTGATGCTACAAACGCTTCTTCAGGAGTTGAAGGATATTCTTGATGAAATTGTTCTATATCGCCATTACATTTGTTTGCTATACATCTTCTTCTCCAATGAAGTTGTTCAGGAGTTAATTTAAACTCTTTATATAACGCTTTTTCTTCATCATCAAGTGTTTTCATAAAAGCTTTTTTGGCTTTTTCTGATTCAAACGGTGTTGAATATTCTGGATTTTCAAACCAAGCTAAAAATATTGGTAAAAAATCATTTTCACCTCTAACTGCTTTATGCCATAAATCATAAAAGTAACCACCAACACCATTAGCTGTTGATTCTATATAAACTTCTGTATTAGGTAAATCTGGAACGCATTGTAATATACCAAGCATTAATGTTTCAGGGTTGTCCCAAAATGCAACCTCAGAAGCGTGTAAGCTTTGAATCATAGCAGACCTTCCTGTGTCTACATTCTTAGCAGTTGCTACTGTAATTTTACTTCTTAGCCCGGGATTTCTATATTTTTCTTCGTCATTATTTGTAGGATTTTCAAAAACCAATGCTGATTCATTTGAATACTTTTTCATCGGTCTTAATAATGGTGGCAATGATTCGTAAAACAATTTTGACATAGCAAAAAGGTTTTGAGTTGCTTTATCTTCGTGTGCTATTATTAGTGCATTTCTAAACGGATTTGTTGCTGTTTTCTTAAATATTTTACCTTCACAATATGTACTGATTCCATGTTGTCTGGCTTTTAACCATATAACACGCACTGGTTTTCCTTTTGATACTTGATGTTCATATATAAGCCTTTCTGATTTTTCTTGCATTGGGTTCATTTTAAACGGTACTAATTTACCTTCTTTAGTGCGAATCTTTAAGCATTTTTCCATGTAAAGTCTATCGTCTTTATATAATTTTTCTATTAATTTTTTTAC